AGATATAATCTAGAAAATATAATGGTTTAGCACCAGAACATATAACGTCATTGACGCACATAGCAACGAGATCTTGGCCAATAGTTGTATAATCATGAGCAATTCTGCAAATATTAATTTTAGTTCCGACACCATCAGCACCAGATACCAAGACAGGTTTCTCATATCCTGATGGGATCTCCATCATTCCATTGAACCCACCAATATTAGGTGCCAGTGCTTTGATATACTCTACAAAAGATCTACCCTTGATAATGTCAACACCAGACGTTTTGTAGTCCATCAGTCTCTACCTAATCGAATGTATAATGTAATGAGTGATTGTGAGATTAGATCGCAAGAATATGTAAATCCAATCTTTTCTTCCTTATCCCAGTGTTCTCTTTGACTTTTGAGAAGTGTAGAGAATTCTTTAATTTTAGATCGCATCTCTTCTTTTGTCAACTTATCCAATGATTTCACCTCTGACAATTTGTTCACGACGTTTTAGTTTCCATACAATATATTCCATGGTAGGGACACACATAGGGTTCCAACCAACAAAAGTAGTTGACTCTCCACTAGGTATCTTCCAACACTCAGCATCATCATTCTCAAGGTCTAATGACTCACGATATGCTTCGTCACCGAGTAAAACAACTGCTCTCTCAGCAGCATTCAAACTTCTAAAGCAATCGAAGCCAAGTTTTCTAATCTCATCAGGGACGTGGTGTTTCATTGGGGTTAAGATTTTTTACAAATTGTATGGGATTTTTTTCAGACTTATGCACCCAATGGTAACGTATACATTCAAAGATATGATCCCATGTTTGAACACAGATATAATCAGTCACGTTGCCTCCAATCGTCAGGTTTATCTTGCTGAAACCAGTCTTTAATATCTTCAGCACTATCGAATCCCGTTTTATGATTGGATGGATCGGGATCTCCTAAACCCATCCTATTCATAAAATCATCAATACTACCATCTTCAATGTCTTGAGCAGATTGTCGTCTTGCTTGCTTTAACCAGTCTCTGGCAGTAGTATGAGACTTAGCAAGTTTCTCTGCCCAAATCATATCATCTAATTTTACTTCTTCACCATTAGCGATACATTTGCAAATAAACTCTAATCTAAGTCTGTATTGAGTAGATAACATAAATTTATGTCTCTTTGTGTTTATTTATTTTTTCCACCAATTCTTTAGCTAAACGTAAAGAACGACGGTATATTAGATATTTTACCACAGGATTGTTAGGATTGTTAGTTATCAACCACCATTTTGCTCTAATATATGTGTTTACTAACCTAAAATTATAATGAAAAAAAGCAGCAACGTTTTTATCAGTTAAGATAAAGTACATTGCTACTCCAAAAAAACTAAACGTAATTATTTGATAAAATTCCATCAATTAAATTCGTCATTGCGACGTTTATCAAGATATTCTAAAATTTCTGCTCTCCATCCCATCAACTCAAAAAAGCATTCTTGATTGTGAGCACACTTTCTGAGTTCAGAATCAGGTTTCAATACACTTTCATAAAAAAGTCCAAGTGCATCTTTGCGTTTTTGTTGTTGGTCAGTCATAGAAATTTTTCAAGAGATGAAGTTGTTTTCTTTTTGTTTTTAGAATACTTTTTAATATAATCAAGTGCTTGTTTATACGTTTTTACACTATGCACTTGATTACCATTATGTATAATGCAGAACCCCTTCTTTTTTCCAGACCATGGAACAGCAGCCCACATTCCATCATTAGATACAAAACCATTAGGGTCTCCCGGTTTTGAATTTAGAAGACTCTGATTATATACATGTGGTTTGAGAAACTTGCTCATTTAACTGCTTCATTACTTCTAATGGTACTATACCATTTAGATGCTGATATTTCAAGATTGGGCATTAAATATCCAATTTCAGTCTGATACTTTTCTTCCCAAGCAGTACATGCACTTCTAATAAATTTAACATGTGCCTGACCAAAAATATGATTAGGATATAAAAGATTAATTAGATCTTTATATCCATAAGGCATAGAACGATACCCAATTTCCCACCATTGAGAAAGTAATGAAAGAACTTGTTCAAAGACAATTTCTCTTTTTAATGATTTCATTGTTTAATTCTTAAAAAGAATGAAGAATTGGATACAAAAATATTTAAATGGCAGTAACACTGACGACAGTAGAACCAGGGTTACGTGCAAGTGCTACATTTCTGGCATCTTGATAATCACGTGCAACTACAATTTCACTAAATTGAGTGCCAGCTTTATAGAGTTGAACTTTGCACTTCATGATTTGTTTCTTTCGGTATGGATATATTATAGCAGAGTTGAATCGTAAAATCTAGACTAGTGTGACAGTTTTTGAAGTGGTCATTTCATCAAGTCTAATTCCAGCTTTATCCCAAATTGCACGATAAATTGCATTAGGATCAGGTATAAGAGTAGTATCAATTACCTGAGCAATTCCATCATAAACCATATAAACATCTTGTGGTTTTACACTGAAAGAAATTCGTGCAGAGTTTGGTCTGAATGGTTTACGATAAAATACTGAAGTATCTACAACAGCAATACGAGCACAAATAGGATCGATCAAAATATAAGAATGTGCCTTAGATTCAAATTCCATTGAACCACTAGCAGTTTTCTTAATATCCCATTGATTAGAATAGAACAATGCTTTTTGATCTTTACGTGGTAAAAACCCATTTCCCTTTGTTTTCACATCCGTCAGGTGCTCTAGGGCATATCGACCATCAGGATCATTGAAATCTGACTTTAAATTAGGTTTCAGGTCAATATACTGCCCTATAATATCAATAAACCCATATTCGATTGTTTCACCACGGGCAAAGCAGTCAATTCCATGTGCAGCAGGGTACTCTAGGGCAACCATCTTCGCTTGATTGCAGAAATTTTGGTAAATGTGGTCAGGAAGAGATCGAAGTTCCTGAACCAGTTCGATGGTGGTTTTCATAATTAACGACGAATAACGGAGATGGCAGGTTCACCCTGCTGAAATACGGTGTTTACGACTGCCTGAACAGACTTGGCAGTGCTAATACCCACTTTATCAAAGACTGGCACACAAACTAGTCCAAACGTCTTCTGAGCACCACCCAGACGAATCACACGACCGATTGACTGACTGATACCAATATAGTCCATGTTTCTCATGAACAATACTGCTTCAAGACCTTTCACATTGATACCCTCAGATAGAATAGAGTGGTGCATCACAACAAAACGAGTGCTATCTAAACCCCACTGATTGAGAGTCTTGAAGAATACCTCACGGGACACTTTCTTGCCATTGATGATAGCACCAGTTTTGCTGGTAATATACATCCAGTTATAACCACGTTCGTGCAACTGAGCACAGAAATTAGATTGAGTAACAAGACGCACAATCTGTTTGGTAGAACGTGCTGCAATCAGAATCTTATTGAGTGAGTTGGCATCAATAGTATCAAGCAGATTCTTCTCATCAGATTGCTTGAAATCACCCTGAGGCAGTTGCTGAACCACAACTTTAGGGGGAAGAATATAACCTTCCTCAACCAGTTTAGGTGCAGGAATATTACAGATAACCTGACCATAAACCTCAGGATCATTCATTCCTGGTTTGAATACTGTCAGAGAATGCTTTGGAGTAGCAGTGAAGAAATAGCAGCGATCTGTATCGTGAGAGAAGAACTCAGTAGCAGGAAAAAAGTTACGTTGAACACTGTTATGTGCTTCATCAAAGTAAATCGTATTCACTTCAATGTCTGCCTCTACAAGACGATGCAGTGAATGATATGTGGTAAAGATGATGCAGTTCTCACCAGCAGCCCGTACAGTGTTATTGAACAGTGCAATCTTTTCTGGTTTGGTGCTACTGAAATACTCAATCTCACCACTATGAACATGCATCACGTGAGTGTGATTAGTATCAATCACCTCAAGAAACTCTTTACAGAGTTGTTCTGCTAGAAGAATGCGAGGAGCAACAACAACAATCGTAGAACCATTATCAATATACTTTTGATTCTCAATAATATCGTGAATCATGCACATTGTTTTGCCACCACCCGTAGGGATGATGACCTGACCCTTGTCATATGCCAGCATCGCATTCAGTGCTTTCTTCTGATGAGGTCGAAGAGTGACGGTCATGCTCTCTTGCGTTGATATAGTTATTATAGCAGAACACCACCCCCGTGAGAGGATGGTGTGACAGTTCTTAAAGTGACTTATAGCTTTCTCTTCAACCCTAACAAAGGTAGTCTACATGGTTTTTACGATAGTGTCAAGGTGGAACTTCCAACTCCAGCAACAGTGATAATTAAATCTGTACCAGAAACAGAAATTGAGATGTCATCACTAGTAGTTTTCTTAACAAAACTAGTCCAAATAGTTCCATCATATTGTTCTAGTGCGTCATTGGTTGTGTTATAAACAACTGAACCTACTGGAATACCTGCACTAGTTAATGCCGTTCTTTCTGTATCAGTAACTGTTGGTGGTACAAATGATTCATGACCACTACCATTATTAGTAAATGTAGCTATGCCAGAGAACGTCTTAGAGTCTGTTGCAACTTTAAGTTGATTCTTCTGCATATCAAAAAGAATACCACCCGATACAAGACCGTCTGGGGTAGATTGTGTAGCTCTAGTATGACCAGGTAAACCATTAGAAACTGTTGGATCCCACAAACTAGATACTGTATTAATATCGGCAGTATTGAGTCTTGGTGGAATAATATAAGAGTTCATCGATGGAACTCCATATCCAATATCAATTAAAGATCTAGTGAATAATGTGTTAATGCCAACCATACAGAGATTGGTCTTATTAACATATTCAAGACCCATACCAATGTTCTCTGATGCATCCATACCTGGCCATGAACCAGTTGTAGATTGTGCAATTGATGGATGAATATTAATATAATCCTGACTAATAATTGCCATCCCACCAGTCTTTAATTGGATGTCACCATAACCAAATCCAGGAATCTTCTTGGTTGGATCTCCCACATAATTACCTAATAGATCCGGATTTCTTGGGTCTACAA